TATTCAAGTACGCCTGCGGCTCTACAGCATCAAGGCTGCGGCGCCTGGCACAGATGGCGGGCTGGACCAGTCCGAGGTAGACGCCCGCGTTGCAGCGCTGGTGGAGAACTTCGCCGAGGTCGGCAACAGCACGTTGGTGCCCGTATCGAAGATACCCGCTGCCATCGCACGGGCGGCGTCAGTCATCGAGATGATCAACGACATCGAGCTTCCCGAGGCCGCGCGGCTGGTTTTGACGGCGCAGGACAAGTTGCAGCTCATCATTGACGACGACGGCGGCGATAAGCTTTTCAGCAGCAACGAGATTGACCTGAAAGCCAGCTTCACGCGTCGGGGGCTTGTCGAGTTCGCGGTAAACGCGGAGCTGGACGAAGGCGATGACGACGGCCGCGTCCCAACCGTGGCTGGCACAACTCGCATGATCAGTCGGCAGGCACTGCTGCGTGACGGTGGGGTGCTCACTGGAGCGCTGACGCTTCACGGTCCGCCGGTCGCCGACCTGCAGGCCGCTACCAAGAAGTACGTGGACGACAACGCGGGGCAGGGAGGCATCAGCGCCGACGAGATAAGGGCGCTTGCCACGTTGCATTATGCGCCGGTGGACGGCACGCCTCTCCCGCTGGAGGTGTACAGCCGCAGCACTGAGCAGGCATCGCAGACGAGGCCCATTGGCACGGTGGCGGCGCAAAAGACGCTGGTAGATGCGTCGGCAGAAGACGACACGCGCAGGCTCACCATATCGTTCACGGCCAACCTGTTCTTTCGGAAGGACCAGAACGTCAACATCACCACGTCGGGCCGCGTGCAGCAGGTAACGCTTTCGGTGCGCGTGCAGGAGGCCGACGACAGCTTCCGTGACCTACCGGACGCAAACAACCTGCTGGCCCTCCTCACGCCGACCCTCGCTCAGTACAACGCGGCTGCCGCAGCCAATGGGCAGGGCGTCTACGCCACGTCGCCGGACCAGTCCATCCGCGTGCACAAGACCTTCGACGTGTCGGGGTGGAATCTGGCGGTAGGCGAGCGGCTGGCAATCGAGCTTGGGCCGCACAGCAACCACCCGATATCGTTCAACGGAGACGCATCGCTCAAGGTTGAGTTCGAGGACATGGACATCGTGCTGTCGAGCAGCCTGCACGGTATCCCGCTCAACGATCCGCGCATTCCCGAGTTCACCAGCGGCGAGGACGGGGACAAGATTCTCAACGTCTCCGAGCACGGCGACGGCCTCATTCTGACGTCGCCACACCTGATCGTGCAGGCTGCCCTCGGGCGCCGCACCCCTCCCGATCCGCAGGGCAAGGGCGGGCTGTACATGCGAGCCACTGCGCAAGGGACGGGGTACGAGCTGGTGCCTGTGTCAGGTGGGGACACGCCGCTGCTGACGATCCGCGCCGAGCGCATCCAGTTCCTCAACGCTGCCGAGCCTGCGAACAAGGCGCAGGACTTCGAGATGCGCCCGGTGTCAGTAGGGCCCATCACGGTGGTGCTCGGGTCCGGCTCTGCCGAGATACTGACCCAGGGCACAGGTGCCGACTTCACGGTAGCCGCTGGGCTGTACCTCATTGCGATTGCAGGCGAGCACGGCAACGCCGTAGGCACGGCAGAGATGCTGTTCGAGATGCGCAACGCTGCCGGCGATGCTGTGCTGTACCGCGCCGACACCCAGCACATTCGCAACCCTGGCCTCAATTCTTACGACCCGTTTGTTACTCACATGCTGGCGTACCTGCGGCAGGATACGAGCGTCAACTTCTACCTGCAGAAGGAAGGCCGCACGACAACGGTGCGCAACGTGTTCGCCACGTTCCACCGGCTGGGCGGCGCGAAGGGGGAGAAGGGCGACAAGGGCGACCGGGGAACAAACGCCAACTTCAGCGCGGTAGCGCCTTCCGGCGGGACTGCGCTTGAGAAAATCTGGCGAGGGACGAATGCGCAGTACACGGCCATCGTCACGAAGGACGCTGACACGCTGTACGTGATTGTGGGGTAGCCAATGGCGGACATCGTTCAAGTATTCCCGCGGGCCAACAGTTACTCTGAAGTAACGGACACCCTGTTTGAGTGGACCTGGACCACGCGGCCAGAAATCGCCAGGGTTTACCGCGCCCAAGCCTTTCCGACGCGCTACCTGGCTGAAATCGACATTACCATCCATGACGCGGATACCGGCCTACAGGGTGATGGGACGCCGACGGACCCCCTCATACAAGTAGACCTTCACCTGTCGTCTATTCAGGGACCGGGGGGCAACATCAACCAGGGCCTTGGGCAGGATTTCTACAACTCCGGCAAGCTGCTCATGGCGTGGACGCAGGGCGGCACCGATTACGCCTTCGAGTTCACGTTTACGGGCAGTAACGAACACGTGGCGCCTGCGGTCGTTGCTTTGCCACAGGCGACACGTGTAGCCATTAGGACGGCGCTAAGAGCGATAACGCGGGCAACAGCGCGAACCGTACAGTTCAGCCTGTCGATACCGCAGTCAGTATCGGATCGTCGGCAGAACGCCTTCACTGGCTCAACACTGGTGACGGACTTTCGCGTTGGCACGTCGCCGGTCAAGGAGCTCCGCATGGGGGAAACGCTGGTGTGGGAGAGGGGTTCATGACGCTGTACCGGGGGAAGATCGTAACCGCCGGCTTCCGCTTCAGAGAGGCGGGGATTGGAGGGCTGTTCGGCGAGGTGGACCATGACCGCATCGTGCTCGTCGGGCCGTCCAACGCGCCCATAGCCATCGAGGCGTTCAAGGTGATTGAGAGGGTTTACGCCGCGGACATTCGGTTAGAGACCATGTTTATAATCGAGAGCACGGTTATCGGCAAAAACAGGCGGGCGCGGACGAATGCGCAGGGCATCGCGGCGGACCTGAAGCCGTTCATTGGCTGGCCGATGATGCTGCACCTTCAGCCGACAGACAGCGACTTCGAGTTCGGCTACGGCGCGACAAACCCGATAGGCGCTAAGCTGCGCGGCGTGTTCGCCGACAACAACATCTACCCAGGGTATGGCTACCCGTCGCTGAACGTTACGACACAGACCACAGGGTGGCATTGTCCGGTGTCTCTCGTGTACCCGCGCGAGGTACGGTTGCGAGCGAAGGACATCACCATTCGTGACGGCGCACTCGTTGACCCGCAGGAGACGGACCGGCTGACAGACGAGCAGGCGCAGTTGTACGAGATCGGCAACAACGACCTGGTTGCTTCGGACGACACGACTTACCCCAGGACCACTGTAGGGGACACGGTTCTCTTCCCGCACGTGTACATCCTGACCCATCCGGGCCGCACAGACAGTGACGGCTTTGTGCAGCCGAGCATCCCCAGCTTGAACATTCGGGCCACTGAAGGGTCCCTGCGGGTGGTGTCGGGAGCTGTCAGCTCGCAATCGGCGAACGTCGAGATATTGAGCTTTCAGAACGTCGGCTCGCTGCGGTCACCACTGGACAGGGCAGAGACTGTATTCCCTGCGCAGAACCAGGTACGGGCTCGGGTGCATGGCCTGATGCAGCCAGAGGCGTACACTTTCGGGCAGTGCATCCTGGAAGGGCGCGAGTACTTCATCGAGAGAATGCGGGCAGTAGGCCCCGAGGAGCACATCATGACCGCCACCCTGGACGTGGCCTGATGGCGCTCACGCTGGACGACTGGGCGGGAAGGCCGCTGGCGCAGCTCGCCGTGGGGACTGGTGACGCAGACATCAGGCGCCGCGTCGACGAGCTCCTGGAAGAGTATGGGGACTTCGAGGTTGGCAGCGACGGCCTGGACAGCATCATTCCGCTGCTGCAGGCGCCGCTCAAGGAAGCCATCGAGGAAGCGGCCGTCGACCTGGTAGACCTGCTGCGGGTGAAGGTGGGGCTGGTTGTCCCCCCGCCGGACTACAACGACACGCTCGAGGAATGGCTCAGGAAGGTCGAGGCTCAACGGTTCCTCAGCAGGAAGGATGAGACACCGTGAACGTGACCGCCAAGCAAGCCGAGGCCCTGCGGGTCATTCTGCTGAAGGACAGGACCGGCCTGATATGGCCTGGTTCGATCCGCTCCGGCAAGACGTGGGGCATGAGTATGGCCATGGTGTGCCACGCGGCGCGTTTCGACGGACAGCAGTTCATCGTTGCAGGCAAGACCCTGGGCGCGATCGAGCGCAACATCCTCCCGTATCTGCACACCCACTGCCGCGATCTCGGGATCCCGCTTCGCAACGTGCGCAGCCGGAACGTCCTGCAGGTGGGCCGCAACGAGTTCTTCCTGTTCGGCGCCGGCGACGAGTCAGCGCAGGACGTGATTCAGGGCATGACGGCGGCCGGCGCGCTCATCGACGAGGTGCCCCTTCTGCCGCGGTCGGCGGTCATGCAGATATTCGCCAGGTGCTCGGTGCCCGGAGCAAAGCTGCTGATGACGCTGAACAAGGTGTCGCCGTTCCACTGGGTGAAGCGCGAGCTGTACGACCGGCATGAGGAAATGGACCTGGACGTAATTGAAAGCACGCTGGATGACAACCCGCACATAACGGAGCGGACAGTTGGCTTCTACAACAGCGTGTTTCAGGGCCACTGGCGCAAGCGCTTCATCGACAACGAATGGGCGGCGCCCAACGGCCTGGTGTATCCGCAGCCGAACATCATTGCAGAGCTGCCGGACGGTCTGCCCGATCTGATAGACCTGTGCGCAGACTTTGGCGCGGCGACGGTGACCACGGGCCTCAAGGTGGGGAAGTGGGGCAACCGCTGGGTGGTGTTCGGGGAATACTACTGGGACACCACGATGCAGGAGCCGCGCACGACAGACGAGCACGCGGCCGCCATCGTCGCACTGACGCCGCGCATCGACCGCTGCATCATCGACCCATCGGCGGCCACGCTCAAGGTGTCCCTGCAACGGGCGGGGGTTATTGCAATCGGCGGGAACAACGACATCGAGGCGGGCGTGCAGAACCTGGACCTGGTGCTGAGCACGGACAAGCTGGCGATCCACGGGCCGTCATGCCCGAACCTGGTAGGCGAAATCACGGCGCTGGCGTGGGACGAGGACAAGCAGGAAGAGGGCGAGGACAAGCCGAAGAAGGGCCATGACCACGCCTGCGATGCGCTGCGCTACTGGGCCATGTTCCGCATTCCGCCGCAACTGAGCCTAATGCCGAGGCGCAAACCTAGGGGGTTGTAATGTCGCAGGGCAATATCGCCATCGTCGAGCCGTCGCAGATACGAACGGGCCTGTATTGGAGCTACGAGCGGTTCAACAGGGAGCGGGAGCGCTTCGAACTGTGGAACAACCAGCATGACAAGCTGCTCATGGCGGGGCGCGGTGTGTCGCAGACAAGCTTCAATCTGGCAGACCCCAGCACGCTTGTCCGCGTCAACTTCTTCCGGGCGGTGACCGAGTTCTACGTGAGCGGCCTGTGGTCGCAGGCGCCGTCGCTGCAGGCGGAAACCAGAGAGCTCCAGGTGTGGCTAGACGACAGGGAGGCCATGCTATTCGAAGCGCTGGAACACGCCACGCGGTACAAGAGCATGAAGGGCCTGGGGGTTGTGGCTGCGCAGGGGGACGGGACGGCGTTCTTTGTGGACACTTCGCACTACATGCCCATCGTGGACATAACCGACGCCTCGAAGGTCACAGGGCACATTCTGGCCTATCCGTGGAACTCGGACCCGTCGAACCGCGAATCAGGGCCTGACCGCCTCGACATGGTGGTGCTGCATGACGGGGTGGCGCGCCGGTCGCGCTGGTATTACGACGGCCTGACGCTGGGGGGGATGATTACCAGCATGGAGGCCATGGTCACAGGCGTGCACACATTCGGGCGGCCGATCCTGCCGTACAACCACGGAGTCAGCGGCTACGTCAGCGACTATGACGACATCATCGACATCGTGGCGGCCATCGAGAAGCGGGTGACGAAGCTGGATGACACCCTGGACAAGAACCAGAGTCCCCACCTGCAGGGGCCGGTGGGCGCGTTGCAGGCGGACGGCACATTCCAGCGGGACCCAGAAGGGGCCTACCTGCCGCGAACGATGGAAGATCCCGAGTACGCCTACCTGGTGTACGAGTCGAAGGAAGAGGCGACGATGGGCCTGCTTGAGTGGCTCATCAACATGATCAGCGTCAGCACGGGGGTTTCGCCGGCGGCGTTCGGCATCGGGAGAAACACCGTATTCGGAGAGTCCGGCCAGGCGCGGGAGCGGCAGATGCAGGCGGCGCTGAACTACATCAACCGCGTTCGCAGGGACATCGAGAACGTGCTGCGGGGCCTGGTGGAGGATATGGGCGCACCCGCCGGCAGCTTCATGGTGGACTGGGTGGAAGATCCATTCCTCTCGTTCGAGGAGAGGGTAGCCAGCGAAGAGAAGCTGCTGTCTGCCGGCGTCCTCACCCCGGAACAGTCTGCGCGGCGCCTGCTGGGGATTCGCCATGCCCGAGGGAGTGGAGCCGTACAAGAGACCGTATAGGGTACGGCCGCTGAACTCTGCCGAGTGGACCCCGTTCGACCGCCTGGCGGCTCGCGTGGGGCTTCCTACGCAGCCGGTCATCGACTGGGCGGAAACCTACGTCCTGACCCTGGACGCGTACAAGGCGGCGCGAGAGCACGGCATCCCGTTCGACCTCCTTCCCAAGCTGTCAGCCGGAGCGCCGGTAAAGAAGCTCCTTGACCAGCGCGTGCAGTCGCTTAGGCACATACCCGAGCTCCTTACCCTTGAAGCCATCAAGGGCATGATTCTCGCCAATCACAAGGTCAGCAGCACCAAGGCGCAGGACCTGATTTCCTTGGTGACACAAGGCGTCGATACCCGTACAATGCTCGAAGCGTTGATCGAGAAAGCGAAGGGCCTTCACCCCGACGCTTGACGATCTTCCACCTTCACACCATTCAGGAGCGACGCCTAATGAGACACCAGTTCTACGCCTACTCTCCGTCAGACATCCGACACTGCCATCAGCACGGCTACTCCACCCGCTACCAGATTCGCCAGGCACCCGACATCCCCCCGATAATGTTCATGTGCAACAGCAGGTTCCGGGCCCTCGTATCCATCGTCCGGTACTACGCAGCCATGGACAGACAGGACGATCTTGCGTCCCTTGTGGCCGTGGTCAGGAGCTATCTTGAGACCTTTCCGGTACCAAATCAGCTCTTAGCCGGTGCCGATGCGGAGGGCTTTGCCCGCGCCGAGATGGAAAAGGTCAAGGCCTTCAAGGGCAACCTGAAGATGCTCGAAAATGGGCGGGTCGTTGCCAGCATCCCCAAGATTTGCGAGGCGGTGGACTTCCTGCGCTACGACGTCTGGTTCAACGACTTCACCGAGGCCCCTATGCTGGGGCAGCTACCCTTCAACGATTCCATCCTCAGCACGATACGTTTGAGGCTTGAGACCGAGTACGGCATCAAGGTCGCAGGTGAGCGGTTCGGGGAGATCATGAGGGAGCATGCCCGCAGACAGCCGTACAACCCCATAATCCAGGACTTGGAGCAGGAAGAGTGGGATGGCCTGTCCAGGCTGAACCGCTGGCTTGTGGACATAGCTGGGGCCGCAGACACCCCCATGACGAAGCACGTCGGGCGGCTGATCATCTTCGGCATGATTGCCCGGGCATACTTCCCCGGCTTCAAGTTCGATTACATGCCGGTGTTCATCGGCAAGCAGGGCTGCGGCAAGAGCACGCTGGCCATGATTCTCGCCGGCGGCCTTGAGTACTTCACGGACCGGATTCAGTTCGACGGCGACGACAAGGCGGTCCTGCAGGCGACACAGGGCAAGTGGGTTGTTGAGGTGGCCGAGCTCGCCGGCCTGCGCAAGGCTGACATGGAGATCATCAAGTCCGAAATCACGCGCCAGGTAGACATCGGGCGCATGGCGTACGACAGGTACGTCACCCAGCGGCCGCGCAAGTTCATCTTCATCGGGACGACGAACGACAAAATCATCCTCAGCGACGACACCGGCAACCGCCGCTTCCTGCCCATCGAGGTTGGCGACATCGACACCGACAAGATGCGCCGGGAGGGCAACCAGATTTTCGCGGAGGCCCTGGTCGAAATAAGGGACGAGACGGCCGGCAGCGTGACAGTAGAAGATGGCGCCGAGTTCTGGGACGGCGGCGAGCACGTCAACATCGCGCAGGAGAGCGAGACTGTCCTGGGGCGGCTCATCGAGACCCCCGCGGACCTGATTGCAGAGCTTAACGAGGCCAGAGAGAACGCCAGGTTCGTCGGCAATGAGGAGGCAGAGCTTGAGACACTGCTGGGGCGATCCAACGAGGCGGGCGCCGCTTACGGATGGCTGACCGTGAAGCAGGCCTGCCAGAAGCTCATGGTGGAGGCTTCAAGCAACTCGAAGGAGTATCGTGCGGTGCGCCGCGCACTCGTCGCGCTTGGTTTCGAGCAGCGGACCTTCAGGTACGGCGGCCGCAGGACCCGAGTGCTGTACCGACCGAACCCCGAGAGCGTGGACGTGCAGACCCGCAACGTGCTCGACCCGCAGCAGTCGCTTCTGTGACCGGTAACGTTGCCGGACACAGTGACCGCGTGCCAGTGTGTCCAGCTATCTCACTGGAAAGTCTACGGTTATGCTGCCGGACACACTGACAACACTGAATTCCCTTACATGGGGGAATTACCTCCTGGAATGGCCATCCCCCCACGATGACTCGGTACAGGGGCTGCAATATGCCATTTCAGAAGTTTCCCTGTATTCAGTGTGTTCAGTTGTACCGATGAGGTAAGCCAAGTAATATCAGTAAGTTGTGTGGACCATTGGCGGACACGCTGGCAACGTTGAACACAGGGGGTATCATGCGAACGCTCGGGCAAGTCATCGACGGCCTGATAAGCCGCAACCAGAAGGAGTCGGCGCATGAAGCAGCGCCGGCAGAATCTGGGCAACCGGTGGCCCAGGCGCCGACTGGAGGCGAAAACCAGGGGCTGGGAGAGTCTGAGTCAGGCAGCGAGGTCGCTCCCGCTGCCCCAAAGGACGAACTGGCAGACGTGGCAGCGGTGGGGAGTGAAGGCCCCGCCGCTGTTCACAGACAGGCGTTGTCGGGAGGGCCGCCGGCCGCTGTATCGGAGGCGGGAATGACAGTGGATAGCATCGGGACCATGAGCCTCGATGCCATCAACAAGAATTGGGAGCAAGTGCAGGGCATCCTGCGGAGGTAAGGCTTCATGGCAGACGCAATCGGCAGTGGAAATCTCGTCCCACGCATCGTGGCAGCGCGGTTTATCCGCTACCTGCAGGGCATGTACGTCTACGCCGGGCGCACCAATCGGCAGTGGGAAGTGGAACTCGATTCGGCGGGGAACGTGGTGCGGCTGAACAAGCTTGACCCCGCAGAAATCAACGTCGGCAGCTATGCCAAGGGAACGGCGCTCACCTACGCCGACGCCGAGGCGGAAACCCCGAAAGACCTGGAGGTCGACCAGCAGACGTACTACAGCTTCAAGGTGGAAGACATCGACGCGGTGCAGTCGCGCCCGAACATCATGGACGAGGCTGGCCGGATCGCAGCTGACAAGGTGGCCGGCGTCATCGACTCGTACGTCTTCCGCGGCATGCGGGCGGGGGCGACGGGCTTGCCCAACGTGTCCTTCGATTACAGCGGAGGCGTGGATAAGTTCTCGCCGCTCATCCGGCGCCTGTTCGCCAACGTCAACCGCCGAATGGACCTGGCGCAGGTCCCGCGCATGGGAAGGTGGGCCATCGTCCCGCCGTACGTCACGGAGATGATCTCGCAGGCGCTGTCGATGGTGGACGTAAATCCCGAGCGTCAGGCTGCGCAGGTGATGCAGGGCGGCTACCTCGGGGAACTGTTCGGCCTGTCGATCTATGCGTCCTGGGCCGTCCTGGGTTCAAGCGCGGGGGTGCGCAACACCCACTTCGCAGACACCAGCGGCGACAACACCACGCAGGACACCGAGAGCACCGTTATCTACGGCACGGATTACTCCTACGCCTACGTGGAGCAGATTGCCAAGAGCGAGGTAATCCGCCTTGAGACGGCCTTCGCCGACGCCGCGCGCGGCCTGTACGTCTACGGCGGCGCAATGGCGGAACCCGACAGCATGTACCGGCAGCAAATCAACATCACCAAGCTGCCGAAGTAAGGAGGCGCCATGTCGTGGCTGAGTGCTGACGATATTGCTGCGCTCGCCACCGAGTACCCCATGGGCGCAACGTGGGGTACGAAGACGGCGGCAGAGCGCCTGTTGATCGTGTCCCTGGTGTCGGAAAGGTGGGCGGGCCTGCCGTGGGTGCCCGCCCGCGAACCGGTTGCAGCAGAGGACGGTACGCGCACGCTTGAGGGAACAGGACTGCTGGGTGCCTTCGCCGTCCACTGCCGCGCGATAGCAGAGGCGGACAGCAGCGCCGTCTTTTCGCGCCAGCAATCACGGCCAGACCCGGAGGCCGTGGACGTGCTGTCGGACATGCCCGACTTCACGCGCAACACCCTCCGATCCGGGTATCTCCAATTCTCCACAGACGATCTGCACCACCTGTCAGGGCAAGGCAAGCTCACGCCGGCGTCTATCAGTGGGCGGGCCTCGCCGGTTGTGAGCGTACCTGGTAGTGGTCCTGTGCAGCCTGGTACGCCTGGCAATGATGCGGTGGCACGGGCGGCAGCCGCGGCAGCCTCAGCCGTAGCCAACGCAGCTCGGACCCTGGCACAGCAGGCGGTAACAGCCATTGCAGGCATTCGCCAGCTTCCCCCGTTCCCACAGAGCGGCAACCGTGACGGCAAGGTGCCCAAGTTCGCCGTCAATGACCTGGGGTGGGCGGCGGACGCCGTCGGCATGCCTGGCAGCGGCGAGGACAACGTACAGGCGGACTGGGACGAGTCGAACACAGGGTCTGATGCGTTCATCAAGAACAAGCCGGACCTGTCAGGCATCGGCACAGACTCGACCGCACGCACGGCGGCAGCTGCTGCGCAGGCCACAGCCGACGCCGCGCAGACCACGGCCGAAGCCGCGCTTCCCAAGACCGGGGGGACCCTTACCGGCAAACTGACCCTGGACGGCGTTCCAACGGCCTCGCGTCACGCGGCAACGAAGGGGTATGTGGATGGTTTGGGTGCTGCCATTCGCGGCGGGGTGGGGACGGCATTCGACACGCTGGCGGAGCTGGCGGCCGGCCTCGCAGGGAAGTTGAACCTGGCCGGCGGCACGATGACGGGCAAGCTCATCCTGGATGGTGCGCCGACACAGAACCTGCACGCGGCGACGAAGGCCTACGTCGACGCCAACGCCGGCAACGGAAGCGGGGGCGGGTCATGGGCGCCAACACAACTGGGGAGCGAGTTCAATTACCAGTCAGCGACCGGAACGAGGGGAACCTTTAAGGACACCGGCATAGACATCCCGAGTAGTGGTACATGGCTCATGGCAGAGGTATACGAGGCCTCTGGCGGCAATGCTGTCGAGCAGACAGCGCTGTTTCGGCGGGCATTTCTGTCAGGGCATACCGCTGTGGCAGTAGGGGGCACTCCGGGGGATGACCAAGGCCTAAGCTTCACGCTCAGAGGCGAAATCTGCGTCCTTTCGCGCCTTGCCAACGGGCACTTTGCTCTCGCAGCGAGCGACCAACTTATTCAAGTACGCCTGCGGCTCTACAGCATCAAGGCTGCGGCGCCTGGCACAGATGGCGGGCTGGACCAGTCCGAGGTAGACGCCCGCGTTGCAGCGCT